CCCTCTTGGCCTCTTCCTCGGCCTGCTGTCGCTGAGCCTGCTCCTGCTTCTTCGTCTTGGGCGCGCCCAGCAGGTCCTTCACCGCCTTGGTCACGGTGGGGTCTACCTCGCCGCCGAGGTCGTCGGCAATTTCAAGGCTCTCCGTCTGGAACACCCGGCGCAGGCTGCGGCCGCCATACTTGGTGAAAAACAGCACGTCGCCGGGGAAATGTTGGACCAGCGCCCCGGACAGGATGCCGACGGGGATGGTCTTTTGCCAGCTGAAGCTGCCGGCCGTGTTGGGGTCGTCGCCGGCCCACAGCTGAATACCCTGCCGGCCGAGGCACACCAGAAGGCCGTCAATGCTGGCCAGCTTCAGGAACTCATCGGCCGCGTTGTGCTTGTCGGCCATGTTGGTGAAGGAGTAGCCGAGCGTCGTGCCGTGAACCCACGCGGCCGGGTTGTTGGGCACAAAGGTGTGGTAAACCTTCAGCCCCTCGCTGCCCCGGAAGGTGCTGGGGTGGGGTTTGCCGGCCGAGAGGCCGAACAGGTAATCGTTGAACTTGAAAACGTCCGAGAGGACCGGGGCCGAAACCTCAAAATCAACGGCCGTAATCGTGGCGGCGCCAGAGATGGCGGTGGTGGTGAGGTTGACCGTAAGGGTGCTGGTCCCGGAGTTGTAGCTCGTGGTGGCGATGGTGGCGGTGATAAGGCCGGCGTCGGTGGTCAGGCGCACCCGGCGGCCGTTGGGGTAATTGGTGTCCCCGCGGGCGGTCACGATGGTGAAGGTATCCGAGTCCACCTTGGTCCAAGCCGAGGCGCTGGTATCCTCTACCCAATCCTTCAGGACCGCGAGGCTGGTGCCGTCGTATCCCTGCAGGTTATGGACCCCGTCGGCAATCACCAGCGTTCCGTTCATGAACTCGGTGCGAATGAAGGAGTCGGTGGCCAGCGCCCCGGCCCCGCCGCCGGTCACGGTGGTCCACGTCGGCCCCACATACTTGCGGAGGCTCCCGTCGGACATCACAGCCAGCTTCTCCTCGGTTCCGGAGCTGGTCCGGTAGAACAGAAGCTCAATGATGGTCAAACCGCCCCCAATGGCGTCCCCTTTGGCGTGGGAGCCGAAGCGGGTCACACCGGCACCCTCTCGGTTGGCGGAGGGGATCATGTTCTCAAGGTGCTGGGCATACTTGGTGGTCAGGGCGCGGGCGGCGCGGGCCGTGCTCATAAGCCCCTGCGGGAAGGGGAAGAACACCTCGTCGTAAAGGCCAGCCCTTAGTGCCATTGTTTCACCGCCAGTTTGCGCTTGGATTGCCGTTCCAGAAAGCCGATGAGGGCGCCCTTTTCCCGCGCATACTCTTGGCGGGCGAAGGAAACCTCCACGTTGAAGCCCTTGTCCCGTTCATCAAACACCGCCCAAAGGATGGCCCCCCAGATGATGGCGGAGTGGTAGGGGGGCGGGATGAGGATGGTGGACTCGTCGGCGCCGAGGGAAAGGTCGGTGGGCATGGGAACCGAGCGCACCTTGGCGGTGGTGTCGTTCCGGGGCCAGAGGTTCAGGGTGTTCAGGCCGGTGAGGTAATACCGGTCGGGGGAGCCGGTGTTGTCCTCTTCCGGGTCCAGCAGCTCAATCTCCTCCACGTCGGAGGCGGTAAGGTGGCGGGAGGCGTTGCCAAGGTCACGGACGGAGAGGATGAAGGCGTGGTTGCCGTTCAGGGTGCCGACCCCGTCGGTCACCGTGACCTCCTGCGTGGCGGAGAGAAGGTGCCGGCCGGCCTGCTTGGCCTCTTGGAACAGCCGGCCATAGGCGATGTTCACATAATCCAGAAGCTCCGCCTTCCGGGTAGAGGACGGGGTGCTCTCGGCCGTGCCGAGGCGGGCTACCATCGTCACCAGCTTGTCCACATTCATCGCCTTGGGCTCCCGTTGTTAAAATCTGGCTGGGGTTGAGGCTAATGCCAAGGCCCCCAGCGGCCTTCCGGAGCCGTTTTTAGACGGTTCCGATAGCCGACCCGGAAAACACGTCGCCGGCCACGATATCCGTAGCCACAACGGTCAGAGTATTACCGGAGAAGGTCACGCCAAAACCGGCGGTGTTGAAGGTGCCGTCCGATTTACGGATGCTGCACCCTTCCACGCCGGAAACGGTCGTCAGGTCGTCAACAGCAATGGTCATGCTGTTGGCGGTCCCTTCGGCAGACGAAGCGGTTTGCTTCACATGCACGCGGGTCGCCTGTTTGGTGGTGCCCTCGTTTTGGTAAAGAACTGCGATGGTCATGTTCGTATCCTTTCAGTTTGCCCCCCAGCGGGTGCCGGCGGGCGGTTGATATTCAACACTTAGGCAATCGGACCTTCGGCCCAGATTACGGTGGTGTCCCCGGCCGCGATGGTATCCGTGGCACCGTCTGCGACGGTAATCACGGTCCCACTGACGGTGGCCTTCACAGCCTTCAGCTGGCCGTCGGACTTGCGATGTTCCAGCATGAAGCTGTCCACTGCCTTGAGCTTGGGAGCCAAGTCCACGGTGAAGCTGTTGGCGGTGTCGTCACCGGCAACGGCGGTTAGGGTGGCGCGCACGATAGACGGCTGCTGCCCCAAGACGGGGCGGGCATAGTCCAGCGAGTTGAGAGTAGCCATATCCTGTTCTCCTTGTTAGCCGGCGGGGGGTGGGTTAGCACCCCCTTTCAGGCGGTTAGCTTTGGATTACAGAGCCTTAGTAGGCGCTGTAAACGTGGACGATGCCGAAGTCCTCACCGTTGAACACGGTCTTTTTCTCACCTTGCAGCGAGATAACACCGAGGTTCTGGATGCGGTCATAGTCATCGTTATCCGGGCGGAACTCCGGATCCATGCCATAGCCAACACAGGCGGCTTGGGCACCCAGCAGGAGGCCGTGGGCGATGGTAATGCTACCAGCACCGGCAGAGGCTTCCAGCATGTTGCTTTCGGGCATTTCGTAAACCGACACGCCCTCAATGGTGCCCTTATAGAAGGCCCCACCGTGGCGCTTGTTGCTGGCTACTTCGGAGAAGTATTCAGCGTTGCGCCATTCAGGGTCCTTGGTCAGGCGGCGGACAGCGTAGGGGTGGCCGAGAAAGACAAAGCTTTCCACAGGCGCATCCTCGCTGCGGCTCACGTTGGCAGGGCGCATTTTGGAGCTCCCTTCCAGCTGGGCCTTTTGCTTGGCCAGAACCAGCATTTCCACCGTCAACAGGTCGTTGATGGCGTCCACGTTGGCCTTGGCGGTCGCTTCCGTCGCGTTCCAGTTGGCGTCGCTGGACCCGTAAAGGGCGCGAGCACGGACGCGGCCGGTGCTGGTGCTCAAGAGCTGCTGCATCATTTTCAGATGGTTGCGCTCAATGAGCCAGTCCTGCAAGGCTTTGAACTGTTGGTCTTTCAGGTTCACCACCGTCCGCTTTTGGCTGATGTCAAAGTTGCGGATGCTGATAGCGTTGGCACGCTCATCAATCGTCACCTTGTCGGTGTAGAGGGTGAGGTCCTGTTCCTTACCACGCAGCACGTCGGAACCGTCCACACCAGTGGTGCGGTCCAGAGCCGGGCGATAGTGGAAGGTGAACTCGTCCCCGGTGGAGCTCAATTCGGGCTCCGGGAGGACTTGAATAATGGCGTCTTCGGAGGTCCCCATGAGAGGTTCCAGAAGGGCACCACGGAGGTGGTCCGTCATAACAGTGGAATTCCACTTTTTGACGGCAGCAGCATTGGAGCTACTGATGGTAGGACTCGGCATAATAGCGTCTCCTTGTTGGTGTTTTTTCCACCAAGGGGCGCACGGTTGAAGGTGCTAACCCTTGGTTAGCGACCGGCAAAGAGTCCTTTAAGGCGTTGGCCTTTCTGCTCGGCGGAGGTGTCATTACCACCGCGGGCGGAACTCAAAGACGGGCGCTTGCCCTTCTGTGGTTCAGCAGACTCACCAGCTTTATCATCGCCCTCATCGTCCACAGATTTGCCTTTGCCGTTGGCCTCATCGCCGGAGCCACGCTCCGCCAGTTTGGCTTTCAGCTCGGCAATTTCACGTTGCGAGCGCTCTAAGGCACCAAGCATTCCGCCCTTGGACATGGAGATATCACCGAACCGCTGTGCGGCTTTTTTGCCCTGCTCAACCACGAAGTCGGCAAGCTGGTCGTCGTCCAGCTGCACCCACTTTTCGCGGGTCTGCGGGTCCAAGGCAATGAGAGCTGCGAAGGTTTCAGCGTAAACACCGGTGTCGGTGCCTTCGGCCTTGTCCAGAAGGTTCTTGATGCCACCCTTGCGGATTGGCTGCCCCTTCTCGTCGAGAGGCCCCCACGTCGCGAACTCGGGGACGTTCTCCAGGGCGATCCGGGTCGGCCGAACGTCACGCGCCCAGTCCACGACGACCCAGGCGAGTGCCCGCCTTCCCGTCTCCCGCGGCTTCCCGCCCTTCGCCCTGGAGAAGTGGGTGCAGTCGGGGGACGCCCAGAGGAGATCGACGGAGCGGCCGCGAGCAGCGGCGAGGGGGGCCACGTC